CGGCTGGATCAATCACGCCAGAAGTTAACTGAATAGAACGATCCTTACTGCGCACAAATGCCGCATTAGATCGATCAATTTCCGCCCGCAAATCATGCTCTTTATAGCGAAAATGCACGGTATCAGGTAAAATTGCATTGTTATTTAACAAATGTTCCGTTTTCGCCATCATCATCGCTGGCCCTTTACCCTGCGTTTTCTGATGCAAAATCACGGATTGTTGAGAGGACCCTAGATTGCCACCTGGCAAGGGGGCGAATTCCTGATAGTCCATTCCAAAAGCGTTCGCCAACTGCGTGATATACCATTTATAGGTAGATTCTTCATCGAAGTTATCAGGCAAAGAAGCAATATCAATTTTATCGACCTTCACTGGATTAGTAGGATCTAGCCCAGGAATAACGATTGGATCAGAATACCGATACAATCCTAAATTCATATTTTGCTGCCGTGCCCACTGTTTCGCATCTTCAATAGTGTCTTGCGTCACACCTGTCACAAAGTAAATCGCGCGGGTATTGCCACCAGATACCTTTTCCCGTTTATAAATAGCAATATCGCGCAGAATTTGCGCTGCCATCAATGCCAAGGTTAAAGGGGAATACTGAACCCCATAAGCTTCTTCTATAGGAGAGGGATATAGACTTTCAGCAACCACATTCCACCACTTTAAAACATGCGTTCGTCCTTTAATGTCTGTATATTCAACTGGATAATAAGGATCCCCTGTGCGTCGGCACCGCTGTGAATCTAAATGAGCGATATTCAAAACGGGCGAATCAGGCCGATCTTCCCGACGAATCAATTCATGAAAGGCCCCATTATCTGTGCAATATAAATCTAATAGGATTCGAGTGCGATAATCAATCCAGCCCTGCCCATACTGAGACATCTGTAACAATTTAGTCACTGCACGTATTGTCCGCACAGGCTTAGGCTTATCCGGGTCTGTTGGCACAATTTCCCAAGCGAACGCGGCATTACGCGCTACACTAGCAGCTACCACGCCCGCCAAAACGGGTTCTTTATACCAAAATTCGCGCAGTTGTTTGTCACGTTCGTGCGGCTGTGTACTCCAAACCGGGATTTCATCCGCTAAACTTGCCACAGACAAGATCCAAGGATGAATACCGCCCCCCTCTCTTACACTAGGCCGTTCAACAACGCTCTGTTGCACTGCCACATCTTGCAATTCTTTAACTTCAATCGCTGCCATAACAGCCCAGCTCCCGCATTCCCTGCCTAAATGCCTCTTCAGACAGCTTAAACGTGCCGCCATCTTTGTCGCGGTTACGGACAATTAAGTGCTCGCACATAGCCCGCGCCATTGACGCGGCAACCGCCGCATCCACTTTAATCGTATCTGACAGTTTCATAATGCGCAGTTTACTTTCGCCCTCAGTCTTGGCTCCGGCCTGTGTAATGTGCTGATAAAGAGATGGTTCTCCCTCTTTCTCGCGTAGCCCCGGCCCCCCTCGATCCCACCACACCGTGTGATTGATCACCGCCGTCTGTAACGCTTTGTCTGCCACTGCGCGCTCGGCTTGCTGTGAAAAGTTGTACATCCATACCACGCGCCCTTTGCGCAAACGTTGAGCCATATCTTCTAGTTGATATTTATCATAGGCCACACAGACTACGTTATAGCGTTGGCACAATAGCCGAATGGCGGGCTCCACCGTCTCCGCTATCTTAATCGTGCCCCCACCACGTTTCGGCGTGAATATATAACAAAATCGGTATAATACTTCGTCCTCACGACCCGGATCGCGCGTAGCGCCTACGATAACCGCATAATCATTGCTGATTGCCCCATCCACGCCCAGCACAACCGGGGTCAGGGGGCCAATAGGATCCGCTAACTTACCAACCGCGTCCCATTGATCTTTAGTCACAAACACATTTAGCGAAGAGGCCCAACGATTGCGATGGATACGTTCGAATTCGCTAGCCGAAAGTAAATTCGCCTCCGCCTCATAATATTCTTCTGTTTGCCAAATCATGCGCGGCACATGGTCCCAATAGCAAAATGTGTGCGCACGATCATTCACCCATACCACAGGACCATCTTCGCATTCCAAATCCAAAAAGTCGGGATGGGGACGGCCCTGTTTCACCGCCGTTTCATAAACCTTCTCCAAGATAGTCGAAACGCCCTTTTCCCCGGCATAGGATTCGATCCACCGTAACGCGTAGCCGTAAAGCGTGGGGGGCACCGTCGTTTCCGAAAACAGCCGTACTTTAGCCGCTGTTTTCCAGCCCCAAATCTCAGATACCACCGAGAATAAAGGCTGAGCGCCCGCTTCACCCGACTCATCGCAGTTGACCGCTTCCACTTTTGTGCCGTTCGAAAGCACTACTTCGCTTTTATTGGGCGATTCTTTGGCAAACGGCCCCCCCAATTTGCGATGCAAGTCCAAACAGCGACGAATGGGCTCATAAATACGGTCATTCGATTGTTTACCGTCGTTGGCTAAGCAATAAATATAAGAATAGGGCCGACTATAAGCCATATAAAGCGTCACGGCGGACGCCAAAGCCGACTTCCCAGACTTTTTAGGCGCAGAGTAAATAACCGTTGTATATTTATATTTGCCATCTTCTGTTTTAGAAAGCGCCTCATTAATAATGCGCCGCTGGTGCTCTGCCAAAAGCAAGGGGCCAGGCGGTAGAAACTCTCCCGTTCGCTGGTCGCGTGGATCGGGCACATAAAAATAGCGCTCAATCCAATCGCTCGGCGTTTCCTGTATTCTCTCCGTCCTCGCCTGCAGTTTGTGCAAGAACCTGGAGTCCAGCTGTTCCAAAAGTGTCACGAGACGCCCTCAAAATATAGGAATATACACCCTCAATCACCCGCGCATCTTTCACGTTCTTTTCCAAGGCTTCCATCACCAAATTGGTGAACTGTTCGAACTTAGCAATGACCTGTTCGGCGGTAAGCGTCAATCGCATCTCTTTCTGACGATTCATCTCCGCGTTCGTCAGATCTTTAATCACCAAGGCATTCTTCCGAATCTCATCCCAGCCCGCCTTTTGCTGTTCCAAAGCGCTCACAATTTCAAGAATCAGCGCTGCCCCTTTCCGCACATCTCCCGCTTGAATCATCAAGGCCCCATCTTGTAAGGCGGATAACATATTTTTCTGAGTTAGTCCCGCCGCTGACAAGTCTTCCAACAATTCAGCGTTACGTGCTTCTAACACGGAGATGTTGCGGCGCTGATTTAACAATTCCGGATCGGAAATTGCCGTCTGATACTTATACGCCAGTTCGCCTTTAATATAATCAGACAAACTTGCCATTTCAGTCATTCTCCTTGCATGAGCTAACGATGAAGTATTAGTGCCATGATAATGCCGATGGCAAGCATATTTACCTAAGCTTGCTGTATTTCCACATTGACACGCGGGCCATTTCTCTTCTTTTGCCAACACCCGCCCCAACGCTTCTTGTAAACGACGAACTTTTCCTTTGGACACTGCTTGACAGCGCACCCGGCCCGTTTTAGTGAACCGCACCCCTTTACCCTGTTTAAAGCGTAATTCATAAGGGTGGCGGCTGGCTTTCAGCGCATCGCAGGCTTTACAGGACGAATAAAGGCCCGTCTTCAAATGGGGATCGCGATGAAAATACTCCGTCGTGGCGGGAAAATATTTCCCACATTTGGAACATCGTTTCATGTCTTTCATAATACCTTGTATGACAGAAAACAAAAAACCCCCGTGAGGGGGTTACTATTGGCTAAATATAAGTTAGATGTAATGGGCGCTCATTCGGACGAAGGGAGATAAAGGGAATGAGCGCCCATCTCTAGTCGTTATTCGCCATATTTAGAGCGCAAATACGCTGCCAATTGCGCATTTTCACGAAAATCAAGGCCGGATGGGGGCCGTTTGGTCCAAGATACCACAGTTGTCACACTCGCAATCAACACAGCAAGCACTTCAATAACTTTCTCGAAAAATATCGCCGCCGCTTCTCCGTCTTCGCCAATCACTTTCTTTACCGCCGCCACCTGATCCTCAGACAGCCCGAAAATGCCGGACAAAGAGGCGAACACCACGAAAGCAGACATCCAAAAACGACGATCTACTAACACCGTAGCAATTTTCGCCAGCGTGTCATACAAAACTTCACGTGTTTGTTCCATCTCTAACTCCTAAATATCGATCTATCCACTGTTTCAACTTTAACACACGATCTTCGGTCAAAAAAATGCCAATGCCTTCCAACTCTGGACTGTCATAGAGCGCCAGCTGTATCACTTCTTGCCCATCCATCCGCTCTACTTCTAAAACTAGTGTAGTTGGATCATAGGCAAAAAGATTAACGTCCGTCAGTCGAAGTCGAGACAAACTCATAGTCCTCTCGCGTATCCAAAGCGCTTGGGTACGCATACAAAAGTTCCTCTAATTGTGGCACAGTCAAAACAACTTCTTCCCATGCGTCTAGACGAGATAGTTCCCGCCCCACATCGATCAAATCATAACAAGCTTTTGATTCATACCACATTTCGGTGAGCGGATTGTCTAAATACCAAAACACAAGCCCGTGTCCAAAATACGTCACGAACAACGGGCGATCTGCATAGTCCAATACGATCCAACGACACTTTGGTTTGACCGTCATTCCTAAGACATTAAATATAAGATCCTTCAAATGTTCCGCATGTTCCTGATATTCTTTCTGTCGCGCCAGTTCATATGCAGATGCCGCCGCATCCCACCAATTACTCATGAGGTTCTCCCTTTTTCAACATGCTCTTGAGATATTCATAAACTTTGTGAGCGGTGAGTTTACTCATATAAAAATTTAATTCTTCTCCCTTACTGATCACCCGCAACTCAATGAAGCAGCAAGCATCTCCAAAATATTCTAATTCCAACCAGTTCGCCTCATCCATCAAATCAAAATCGAGTTGCTCGGAACTGTTCATTCCAAGCCGACTCACGTCAAGATCATGCCACAGCGCTGTGTTTGTCACCTTTCGCAACCTCAACTTCCACATCGTGCAAGTAAAAATTTTCTTCTAAATTGCCTAATATAACCGTCAACAGCCCCAGCAAATGTCCTACTGACTGCTGCATCTTAACACGATCTAATTCGGTGGGCAAC